GTCTTCTACATATTTTAATACTTTATCTAACTTAAACTTTTTAGATATAGCTCTTATAATCTTCTCTAATATTATAGCTTTTATCATTTTTCTTCCCATTTACTTAAATCGAGCATCTGTAACGGCCTTTCTATTGTATGCTCTTTAAGCTTATCATTTTGTATTTGTATTTTAGTGCCGCCTTTAACATAAGGCTTTCCTTCAGCCATACCTATATCATAAGCAAAAAATGTTGTTTTCCATATGCCTACTCTAATACATCTAGCAGGTCGACCATCTAATATAACAACATCATCAGTATTTAAGTCTTTCCCCATAAACACTTTTAAACCTTCTACTACAGTTTCAATTGTAGATTTAAATAATAATAGAGCAACTCCAGATACAAATAACCAAACCCAGTTTCCTAAGATACCTTCTGCTTGATTTTGTAATTGTTCGTCCATAGTTACCCATTTATTGTTTTACCCCATAATGAGGCTTGCCCATTTATTATCTCAACCACCTCTACTGTAAAATTTCCACCTTTAAACCAATTTATTATAGCAAATGCATGATTCCAGTTTGTCAACCTTCCGCCTAACCAATCCTCATCTGCTTTAATATCTTTTAAACAACCTAAACTCCAAGAACTTATAGTTCCTCCAGCTTTAGTGGCAGTATGCCTTTGAAGATCGTGAGTATGCCCATACATTATACTTTCACCATAATGTTCTAAATGCTTTTGAGAATGGTATTTAGTAGTGTATTTCCCATGTGTAAAGTTTAGTTTCCCAAGCTTTAAACATTTTTTTCTATTATAAGGATGAAACTTATAACCCCTGTCTTTTAACTTTAAAGCATTTTGAGTCTTATACTGAGTTAGATAAGGATGCCTTGTAACAAATTTATCAAGCCAAACTTCATGATTACCTTGAACAAAATGCCTTTCTTTTGTTCCAACCTTATCTAAAGCTTCATCGATCCAATCCATTCCTGCATTTACTGCTTTTACATCTAAGTCTAATAAAGGCATTAAATCCTCCATAGGCTTAGCATTTCTTCCCTTCCAATAATGAGTGCTAAAATATTCCCACTCACCCGTATCTCCTAAATCTACATAGATATCAGGTTTAACAATCTCTATTGCTTTGCAAACAATACTAATTGCTCTCTTATCGTGTAAAGGAAAGTGCTTGTCAGGCGTAACAATTGCTGTCTTGCCCACAATACTCTCTTTAGACATAAAACCTCCTAGTTTTTAAGATCTTTTCTTATCTTTATAATCAGATATACTAGAGTAGTGATACCAACAATAATACTGACAAGCTCAGGGAACCAGTTAAAAAAACCTATAACGGATCCCCCAGTGCCAACAGTTACTGTTTTTAATGTATCTTCCACCTAAATCTAAGGTTTACCTTTCGGCTTTGATGGATTTGGCGAGGATGGTACGCCAGGTCTCCTTCCTAATGCTTTTTTAGCGCCTTTTCCCGCTATTCCTTTAGCTCCTGGACCCTTTTTAACATAACCACCTGCTTTCCTGCCCATAGACCTACTTTTTGAGGCTGAAGCTGAAGCTTTGCTTGCAGATGAGCCTTTTTTCTTTTTTTCTCCACTAGCAGAAATAAGTCCGCTTAGTCCTATTATTTTACCCATTATTACTCCTGTTTTAAATTACCCTCTACCAGGTTTTGAACCTTTTGCAATTCTAGCTGCAAGCAGGTTTCCAAGTCTGTTTAATATAGTTGCTTTCCCCATAGGTCCAGCAGCTCTATCTGACATCATCGGCTTTCGCCTAGTTTGAGGTTTACCAAATATTTTACGCATTCTTTGATGCAAAGAAGTTTTTCCATATGAAGGCTTATTTGTTCCTTGCTGTGTATATCTACTAGCAGGCTTTTTAGGCGCTGATTTATACGAACTATCAGTACTACCTATATTAGTATCTGCTGTAGATTCTGTTATCTTTCTTAATCCATCTAACCCTATTATATCTCCCATATTAACCTCTATACGCTAAAATATAATCTGAGCCTGTGCATGCAATTTTATCAAATACGCCATAAACTATATCGCCATTTTCAATTGTAAGCTTTTGACCTGTATTATAAGATCCAGTTTTAGAGAAATCATCTCCTCCTACTCCTGCTTTAGTTCTTGCAGTTACAACAGCATCTGCATTAACAGCTTTCATTGCTACCCAGTATTTAACATCTGAGTAATCTTTACCTCCTGAACCTGTATAATCTACACCTGCTTCAATTTCAGATGTACCTTCAAAAACATCAAATCCTGATTGACCTATAGCTATATTTGATATTTCATCTGCTGAATAATTTCTTATTCCTTTGTGACCATGTGCCATAATTACCTCTTTTATTTACCTAATATAAATTTAAATTGTGCATTGTTCGTACCTACTTCATCTTTCCATATTATAGCCCTATCAAATCTTCCATAAATAGTATCGGCAGATATCATTAATATCATGTCATTACTATTTGAAGGAGTTTTGTCATATGAGCCTGTTAGAGATAGATGATCCCCTGCAATTCTTGGACTTTCCAAAACTTTTCTAGCCTGTATTTTACCTACTCCATTTATAGACTGTATTCCAACAAAAATATAGCCTTCAGGCGGACTATACTCAGTATAATTCGCTAGCAAGGCATGATTTCGTACAACTATATCGAAGCCTAATCCATTAAAGTTTAAATTACTTACTTCCTGTGGATGATATTGTCTTAATCCTTTACTTGGCATTTCTCATCCCCCAAAATCCTTGAGCTACATACATTCCTCTTTTAAAAGCACTTGATGCTTTTTCTATACCTCTTTTAAACTCTCTCATATAAAATTGCATCCTTTCTAGATCGCCTGCGTCTTCAGCTAATCTGCCTTTCATATATTGTATCAAAGAATTGGCTTGAGTTCTAGTTATATTTATATCAAAAGACTCATCTACCATTAATTCAATATTTTTATAAACAGTTATATCTTCTTGTGTAACACCATATATAAATACAGTATCACCAGATTCAGCTGCTAAAGCATCTGTATCTTCTGTAGAACTAGCTGTATCGTTATCTAAGTACCATTTTTTTAAAATTTCAATTCTTCCTGCTGTATCTGTATGACTTGCTGTAAATAGTCCATTATTACTATTATCTGCAGCACTTTCTATCCAAATATATTTATTATCAAGATGGGTTGTTTTCTTCATAAATTCTTCTATATCATTTTTTTGAGCAGCAACAGTTCCTTCAAAGTAGCCATTAGTACTTCCTGATCTAGCAGTAAAATGAACTATAACATCTTTTATCGAAGGAGAGTGATATTTAGTTTCTAAAATTAATTTACCTCCATCAGTTGCTCCACTTGGAGATTCGGCACTTTTTACTTTATGAAAGCCTGACCATCTCCCTGAGCCTTTAATAAGTATATTATCTCCAGCTGAAAAATTACTAGAAATATCTACTCCAGCTGACCCTACAGTAGCTCCTGAAGCAAATAAAGTTAAGTTACCTTCATGAGAACCCCAGGATATAAATCTATTAAATGTATCAGTATCTATCTCTCCCTGAGAATCATCATTGTAAACAGGAGCATATGAATACTCTATTTCCAATCCTTGATCTACACTTTCTATAGGACTTTTATATGTTCCATAGGTATCTAAATTACCAGAACTTGAAGGTATCCATTGGCCTCCTGCAGCTTCACATGTAGCTTTAGTGCTATATCCGCTTATAGTGCAATGAGCTACAGCTAAAAAGCCGCTTCCTTGAGCAGCTTCTTTTTCGACTATAGCAATCTTATTTCCTTTATTATAATAAGAGTAATCTTTAGATGCCATCTGAATCCTCCGTGCCAGGTTCATAGACAGATCTTGGTACAGATTTATAAAGTCCGTCTTCATTTTTATGATGCTTGCACCTTATGTCTAAAATCCTAACAGCTTCTTTAGGTAGAGAGTAGAATCTTTGGTTTTTATTTATATCCATCCTTACAGTTTTTGTATGGCTTTCTGACAATAAAGCCATTTCTTCTAATCCGTCTTTTATATAGGCTATAGCAAAACCTGTTTTATCCATACCAACTCTATCCATAATTTCTTGTACAGTCATTATCTCCTACCTTTCTGTTGTTGTTTTGGAGCTTTTTGCTGTCCGCCCATTAAAGCAAAAGCTGCATCGTATTGTACTTTTAAAATTTCCATTCTAGACTGCATCCATTGATATTCAGCCATATTTCCTTGTAATTGTTGTTGCCAGGCCTGTATATAAGCTGCAATTTTTTGTATTTGCACTTGACCTAACTCTGGGTCTTCTTCTGTTTCTATTAAATCTGCCGCTACATCCCACCAATCAGATACATCTAACTGGTCACTTGCATTTGCTATAGCTCCTGCAGTTATAGCAGATGTCAGTTCTTCATCAACGCCGCCAACAGACGGATCTTTCATTGAAGATAAATAGTGCAATAGAGATTGAATGCTAGCATATATTGACACTAAGTAATATTTATCCTTAGGGAAATTTCTTATATCTTCAGAGTCGTAAGCCAATGTAGCTGCATCAGAATCTCTTTTTGGATCATTGTTTATATAATAAACTTTAAAGCCGTCATTAGAACTTCCAGGCGCAGGAAAAACTGATATTTTACCGTTATCTGCTAACATATATACAGGGTTATACTTAGATGCAAAATGTATACTATCTGCATCAGTAACTCTGCTTTCGAGAGCTGGGCTTATTTGTGTGCATTTTCTATAGTCTCCATCAGTCCCAGTTTCTCTCATAATCCTAAGTATTCTACCTTTTATAGCTAAACTATTATTAGCGGTAGTATCCGAAGATGTCACTGTTTGAAATAAGTAAGAATCCTCAGGCTTTAAAGCTACGCATCTACTAGTAACATCATAAACTCCATCATGAAGGAATTGAGTCAATTCAGTATTACTAGGGGCATTGCCACTATTTATTGTTAAGCCTGTTAAAGCATTTACTTGATTTGCAAAAGTCATTTATCTCCTTAATTACCTACCCCCCTAGAGAAGAACCCATCTTCAGTAGGAGGGCAGGATTTATTTTTATTTAGCTAGCTTACTAACTAAATGTAATTGCACCGCTGGTATGTATTTTACCATCGGGTGTTACTACATTTAAATAGTTAGTAAGTGATCCGCCACCTCCATCTGTGATTACCACATCTACATCGCCATCAGCTTCACTTGTTAACCATAACATGTTGATAGTATTAGCATCAACAGATACTTGTGTTAAACCATCAGTACCAGAAGTTATAGTTAAATCAGCAGAACTAGCAGCAGTTTGACCTGCTGAATCTGCTGATAAGTAAGCTCTTAAGCATCTAGCTGAAGTCATATCAGCACCTGCCGCATCCCTGAATTGGCAAGAAACTGTTATCGCTTCACCAGCTTCACTACCTACAACAAATGTTACAGATGCTACCATATCATCGTTAAGGTTAAGTTCAGCTGCACTAGCAGTAAGATCACTAAGAACACCGAAATCAGTTTCCGATATAGTTCCTAACTCAGTTACTTCAGAATCACTTATCTGAGCATCAGGATTACCAGCCAGCCAGTATTTCGCTTTATCGCCTGTTGGCATAGTCTAGCCTCCTTTACAGTATTGCGTATTTAATATAAATACGACAGTTACCATCCGCATGAGCAGAAGAAACAACTTTTATGTCGTCTTCTCCAACTCTGAAGATGCATTGATCTGTGTCTATAGTAGACGGGACAACTCGTGCCTTATCAGTTGCTCCTGAAATTGCACTTGTAATAGCCGTTGCTCCATTTTGAAGAGTATATGTTTTACTAGTAACATTTTCTCCATTAGGAACTATTAACCATACATCTTGAATTTCAAAATCAAAAGGTACAGTAAATGTAACATTTTCACTGCTACCAAGGTCGTTAACTCGAAGCTCTATTAAACCTTCTTTAACCTCTGCAGTAGAAACTCCGTCACCACTATCAGTTGCTGTCATCGCATATGCCGCTTGACTGTCAACCACTTTATCTATAAGTGAGTCAAGTTTATTTGACCCATATAATGGATTTGCCATAATCTAACTCCTTATACCCAAAGGGCGTGTGTTTCAGGACAGCACCATTCCATACCAGCTTCAGTAAGGATTTGGTCTACTCTACGATCGACCCCAGAGTTCTCTAAAGTTTGAACTCCCACGTAGACACCTGTGTCTCTGTTAATACCATTACCAACTAATGGACGATATGCACAATATTTCATGTTAATACCTAACATTTTAACATTTGTGCTATCTAAGTGAACATTTCTTGCAACATTCATATCACCATATACAGTTGAAATAGTTGTAATATCAATACCAAACACTTTTTTCTTACCTGATATTGAAAAATCTGCTCTATAATTAGGCGAAATTTCAATATTGTTAGCAAAGTATCCAGATAATTTATGTAGCCAATTGTATGTTGTTGTATCACAGAAAAATACAGTTGAACCAGCATTATTATATCTAGGATCTAGCATTGCTGATAGATCTTCCAAGAAATCATCTTGTGTTTTAGTGTCGTGAGGTAATGTGAAAGAGTTACCATATTGAGAAATATAGTCAACTGCTCCTTGAGTAGTACCATAAGTACCGCTTTGTCTGCCAAATAGTAGAGAATTCTCAATATCCCATTTGTGCTCAATTAGCTTTTCTTTCCATATCCTTGCCCACTCATCGCCTTCATACTTAAGAACAGTAGCTCTATCTGTATTGTTCATCACTGCTGATGTTTTCCAGATTTGAGTTTGTCCGTGAGCAGTGCTGTAAGGCTGATCTTGCCATGTTTCTGGGTAACCAGAACCAGCAGCGTGAGCAGTACCTACTACATAACATTTGAAAGACTCCATAAATTCAGTAGAGTTTGTTACAGATGTTATTGAGGCATCGTGTCCTAAACCACCGCTTACACCACCTGTAGCAGCATCAGTAGTAGTAGAGTTAGTAAATCTAACATTACCACCAGAAGCTTTTACACAAGTAGCATTTACAACAGCTTTGTTTACAACTGCACTATTAGCTGTAGCAGCCTCTGGATATATATTCATATCTACAGAATTAACTTTCCATAGAGTGTATCCAGTTACTGTACCAGCTTGTGAGCCAGTTGTACCGCCGCTTGCAGCGTGAGGCACTTTGATTAATTGACCAGGAACAAAAAACTTAGGCTGAGTTCCATTAACACCCTCACCGTAGCTTATTGTTTGGCCATATATATTACTATGATTACCATTTGCATTATAATCAGTAAAGAAACTAAAAGTATATATATCTCCTGCAGCTGGATTTAAATCACCAGCATCAGGCGCTGTTCCACTAGGTGTAGCAGAAGCAGATGAGCTTACATCACTCATATATGCATATCTTTTAGTATAAGACGATCTTTTTTCAGAAAATTTGAAAGAAGGATCATCTGTAGGTTTTTTAGCAACCATGCTAACAAACCTGAAGAACGGATCTTGAGATAAAGCTAACTCAGATACATAATCGCCGAAATTATACTTTCTGCGTAACGCACCCGTATTTAACTGTACCGAAGATTCGCCTCTTTCTATTGAACCAGAAGTATAATTACTCCCAGTTACATTTAGAATATCAGACATTAGTCTATCTCCTTATACTTTAATTAAAGTCTAGATAGACAAATATAAAACTATATAAGCCTACCCAAACAGGTTATCTACACTATCGTCAAACCCAAGGATATTATCAAATACAGATCTTTCCTCTGATACTTGACCTCCTTGACTGTTTGCTCCACTCGCAGACGTAGGCATGTTTCTGACACTCTTCATTTGGTTCATCATTTCCTGCTTAGTATTTGTTGCTACATTTTGAGCTGCTTTATCTCTATTTAAAAGATAATGAACATCATCTAATGTCATAATATGCCCTTTAGCTTTTTCTTTAAAGGCTGCATAGTCTTCATCAGACATCCCTGTCCTTGCTTTAAAATCCTTTTCCTGTTCTACTTTTTTACGAACTTGCTGTAGAGCTATAGCTCTTTTTTGCTCTGTTTGGACAACTTCGCCAACTCTTCTGTTGACTAAGCCATCTACATGAGCGTTCATAACTTTAGCACTATCAGATTCTGGATCTTGCATAGCTTCGTTAGCATCAAATATAAAATCTTCATCAAGACCTAATTTCTCTTGAACCGATTTAGCAGGCTTTCCACCGCCTGTTAAGTAGTCTCTAACATGATCTACTAGTCCGCTATCATTTTTCATAGCTTGAAGGATAGGTGTAAACTTTTCAACTTGTTTAAACTTATCTCTCCATTTAACGGCCTCTCTACTGCTATCAGTATATCGTTTTTGCCAGTCTGTGCCGTTATTAGACTGTTCTGCTACATTCTCGGAGCCAGAGTCTTGTGTATTGCGAGTTACCTGCATGGGGTCGCTTTGTTGACTTTGGGTTACCTCAGCATCTTGTATTCCACCGTTGACCTGATTTTCAAGTCCTTCAAAGAATGCTTTGGAGCCTGCTTTTGCACTTTCAATATCCTCAAATGTTTGAGAATCTCCCATGCCTACAGGGTTGCCTTGTTCTTTCTTAGGATCCATAAATCCCTCCCTATTTTACGGTTATTTTATTGCGTATATTACTCAGACTTTTTTTCTCTTTCCAAGTCTTTTCTATAATTCTGTAATAAATCTTGTGCTCTTGACTGCATTAATACAGCATTATTAGCGGAAGTTTGAGCCTGATCTTTCATCTGAACTTCTTGCTCTGATTCATTTTTCTCCATTTTAGACTTAACTTCCTCTTTCTTTTTATTAATCTCAACTTCAGCTTGCATAACTTTCCCCTTAATGCCTGCTTGAACAAGTTGTCTTTCAAGAGTTTCAATAGTACCCTCCTTGTCCTTTAAAGTATCTGCTAATTGCTGGACTTGTCCTTGCAATTGAGCATATACACTCTTACGCTTAGCGATTGTTGATTTATTCTTAATATCTGTTTCTGCTAGTACAGCTATATCATCAATAACACCTAGCTGCATTAATTGTTTTAATTCTTCTAAATAAGCCCATCTATTTATAGGTAATGTAGAGCCTGATATAACTCTTATATCAAATTTATGAGCAGATATATCCATAGACTTACCAATAGCTTCACCCATATCATTATAAATAGGAATATTGATTTCCTGATCTCTACCTTCTTGTATTGCGCTAGGTTGTATAATTCTAAATCTTTTATGAGCTGTATAAGTCGCTTGAGAGTAATTTATTACAACCTGACCTAACTGCTTTAAAGCTGGCTCAATACATGTAGACATCCATTGTTTAATTCTTCTAGTTCCGTATTCATCTAAAGCTAGCATACCTCTATATGTTTCACTAGCACCCCTAGAATCTCCCATCATAGAACTGTAAATACCTGCTAAATATTCCATATCAGATTTACCTTCTTGAACTATTTGGAAGAATGCATTAGATAAAGGAGCTGGTTGAACAGGCGTAGGTGGAGTGACTCCAGGGCGTATAGGTAAGAGAGCTCCAGGACTTGATGAATATTTTTCCCAAGTTTCAGTATCTACACTCCCTTCTTCATACATCCATCTTAAGCTACTACCTAAAGAAGCATTATGAACCATAATTTGATGAGCTTTATTAATTTCTTGCTGTTTACCTATTAAAGGAGCTACAGCACTGATAGGATACGGAGTACCTGTCCATTTAAAATGAAATGGTATTACAGGATACTCAGTTACACTATTAGGTAAAACTTTTTCATACAATAACTGATCTCCAGCTATGCAAGTTTGCTTTACCCTAGTTGTATAAAAATCAATCTTATCTATTATATTTTCTGCTATAGTAGGCTGTTGTGATAATATTTTAAATTCTTTTTCAGATATAATAACATTCTCTACTTTAGATGCTTCAGCTTGTAGTTTGCTCATACACTCTTGTTGATATGCTTGTAGTTGCTGTTGCATCATTTGCTGAGCTTTTTCCATTTCTAATTGGAATCTTTCAGGAAGCATAGCTCCTTCTTGAACAGCTTTTTCCATTTGTTGTTGCTGTTCCAATAATTGAACTTGCATTTCTTTTTGTTGCTCCATCACCATAACTTCGCATTGTTTGGCTAGCTGCTGTAATTGCTCTTTATCAGGTGGAACTCTATAAAATAAATTTACATATAAAACTTTAACTTTTTCGTATACTTCAAAAAACTCAATTAAAGTATCTTCTTTTCCTTTAGCATCTGAGGCAAATCCCATCTGTTCATTACCATCATTGTACATAAATAACTTTTGCTCTTCATCTCCCGTTTTTCTAACAGAATAACCTCTTTGACTTTGTTCGTCACTACTAGCTTTATTTATTTTTGCTCTGCTTTCTGGAAACAATTTCATTAAATGGTTTTTAGGGAGAACTTTTCTAATCATTATATAAGCCGCATCTTTAAAAAGCATATCCCTAGATTTAGGGTCTACATAAATATCAAATGGCTCAGGTTGTTGTATAACAACTTCACCCATACCGTTATCGGCATTTGGATCAACAGAGACTAATAAATATCCTAATCCTTTTGTAACGCAGTCATTAATTGCATTATTATAAAGAGTTTGTCCGTTTGAATTACCCCAAACATAATCTGATAAGTCTGAAATAACAGAAGCTACATCCGTATCTGAACCCTCTACTCCAACTGCTTGCCATCTAGGACTATTTGCAGTAGCATAAAAATTAAGCATTTCAACTACAGGTAGTATTCTGTTAATTGTAAAAGTAGGCATGCCTTGTTCTTCAAGAGCATCCTTTTCTAGTTTAGTCAACTGTTCGTCATGAGCGAACTCATAACCTTTTTGATTGATAAACTCCCATTGCTTTCTAGTGTATCCATTTGAAAGATTCCAAAGTTGTCTTACTTCATCAGCTCTTTTTTTCCTAGCCATAATTCTCCTATCTATCTATATTATATAGCATATAAAACGTAAATAAACTTAAAACAACTACTCCCATTATCAAAGTCATTTTACATCCCCATATTATTCATTGTATTAATTAAAGTTTTTTCTAAAGGTATAGACTTCCTACCTCTTCTTTCTAATTCGTTAAACCATTCGTGGATAATTTTATCCGCCTTGTTTAATTCTTCTTGAGACTCATATATACCAAAATGTCTCATATCTCCTTCTTCCCTATAGTCTCCTTTGTGCATTCTAGGAACTAGTATAGCGGGGTACATATCTTCTGGATTTGCTCCAACACTAAAATGCTCAGTAAGAATATTAGATTCTCTACCTTCTTCAAAAAAGTCTTGAACCATAGGAAACTCTTCAAGAGTTAATTCATAGTCCCCACTATAATTGAAATCGTAACCCATTTCATCTAACCATAAATTAAATTCTTCATTCATGATCTTATCTCAAAGTGTGGAAAATCGTCAAACCTGTTATCAGCTACTTGGAAGTCCTGGTCCCAGTCTCCTCCCCAGCGAAGCTTAATACCCATTGATCTAGCAATTCCCAGAACGAATCCAGCGAATAAGGTCTGACGCTCTCTGTCCTCCCAATCGATCGGGTAAGGCGTGACATCGACAGCACGACTAGGATTACTATTATGACGACCCATAGGAAATTTGACTTTTGTTTTCCCTTCTTCGTATAATTTGTTTTGTCTGTATTCATCTCTATGTCCTTCAAGTACAGAGCAATCTACATATTTTATAACTTCATTAAAAATCTTTTGTAATCTTTTATCACAAGTTGCTAGATTTTTTTTAGATTTATTTCCAAATCTTGGCATTATTTCTCCTTATTAATATCTGTTTAACCATCTATCTATATTTTGTAATGTATGACCTTCAAACCTTTTTCTTTGACCTTCTAGATCTGATCTTTGGTCATTATCGTCTTTATTAAAAACCATAGATTCTACTAATTGTTCTGGAAAGGGTAAATCTGGATAATTTTTTTCCCAAACCTTTTCAAGAGGTAAGTCGTTAGCTCCATCCCAATACCCCTCTTGCCATTCCCATAATATTTTACCATGTGTCCAGCCCAATTCCTCCATAGCATCCACAGAATCATAAAATTCCGTAATTTTCTCATTATCTGATGGGACTCCTGAATCTAGCCAGTTTGAACTAGGAAAAACGTAAGATGCTCCAGAAACAACTGCTTGAGGGATGCTTCTAACTATATCCCATAAAGATTCCTTTCCAATCATGCTTCCTAATGCCTCTAATTTTGTACCTACTTCGTCTTGAGCTGTCATTAGCCAATCGACCATATCTCTACTTCCTGTAAACCTACTCCCTGGGTGGCCTCTTAAGAACCTTTCTGCATGAGTAAGCTCTTCAGCTGCTACAAAAGGACTTATTCCTTTATGATCTTCTTCAAGGGGAGAAACTTGCACTCCACCCGTTGGCCATGGATGATTTTGAAATAAGTGTCCTTCACTAAAAGGCCAATCTCTTTGATGTCCGTGGAAAGGAAAGGTAAAACTATTTTCTCCATACATATCGTCATGATACACTAAAAACATTCCTGTTTCTTTCATATAGTTTACGTATTCTTTAGGCAGATATTTTTCAGCAAATTCTATTAAATCTTCTTGGCTTTGTATATTTTGTGGAGATATGTCTCCTGAATACTCATGACCTTTTCTTATTAAAGGCCTTACCAAACCTTTATCTATACCTCTCCATAAAGTGCTCAAAGTTGAATATCCTACATCTAATGGATCTGCGATATCAAGACCAGGTCTACCTCCCCAGTAAGTCCTATCTCCTTTTATTCCGCCGCCTAATAACGTAGCCTCAGATCTAGATGTAAATGGTGCAGTGCTATATTTTATCCAATCTTCAATTTTCGCTACAACTTTTTCCGCTAAATTTTTATCTTTTTCAGTATTTTCCATCTTCTTCTCTTAATGATTGAAACATGGTTCCTTCTGCATCCCCTACTGAATCGTAATAAGTATCTGTAACTCCTATCCCTTGCTTATAAGACTCTATTAATTTTAAAATATTATTCTTACCTTCTTCTGAATAGACATAAGGCATTCCATACATTAAAACTTTTTGAAGCTCTTCTTTATCAAATATAATAGAACCGTATTTGTTATAAAATGTATTTAACAAAATATTAGACTCATTAAGTTTTCCTTTTTCAGAATGTATACCTTTTTCCATTTTATTTAAAATTATATCTGCAACAAAATCTGTATATTTAAACAATTGGCCTGAATAATTATCAGGATTGCTTTGTTTTAAGCTCTTTGTTTTATTTATTATATTTTCATGTACCGCATAAAAGTAATTAATTACAGGTTTAAAATCTGATTCTATTAATTTATTTACAACACTCTCTGTAGATTGCTTTTTATTACCTACTAAATAATTATAAGCATCTCCTAAACCAACATGAGAGTAAGCTTCATTTTCTACCTTTTCATATAAAGAGCTTAATTCCATAGGTTCTACCATTTTTGCAAAATCTATCTGGCCGCTTGTTCCTAAATAAACATCATAAGCTACATGTTCTAATAAATCAACATCTGCATCTAGATTAACCTCTTTTGACAATTTTGTCAAAACATCTTCTAATTCTGGAGGGAAGTAGTCGAGCTCTACTCCTGACTCTAAATCTGAATAATAATTTTCTCTTAATTGGCCCCAATCTGTATCTGCCATTTTATCTCCTAAGCTGTTACCCAGCTCTTAGCCTTAGGCTTATTTTTATACCAACCATCTTTTCCTTCATTTAATCCAGCTGGAGGATAGGCATATTTACAAGCATAAGCAAGAGCATCTATTGTATCATCATGAGCCATTCTTGGCCCAAACGTCATTATTTCTCTATGCAAATCATATTGCGTTTTCTTTATATGTACCTGACCTACAGAAAATCTCTGAGCTAATATTTCTTGTATTCTATCTCTTTTGCTCATTCTGTTACCAGGCTTTTCTTCTTTAAAAGGAATTATAAATTGATTCCTTCTCCTCATTTCAGCTCTAATAGCTTGAAATATAGGCTTCGACATACTTGTGTCTTCTATAGTAAATAAAGATGGTTTATAAAATTTAGCATAATCAAATATATAATCCACTATACCTTTCTTTCCATCCCCAGGAATTCCCAATACTGGTAAAGTCCTATTCCTGACATAATCAAGAACATATATATTATTATCAGGGGTGACTGCAACAGCCATAATAACAGAGAAATCCGAATTACGCCTAGCTGAGTCAGTAGCGGGATCCACCCCAACATAAATACTACAAGGTTTTGTATCGTCCCCATCAGGGGTAATATAGCATATTCCTGTATCTGCATCTTTTGTAAATGTCCCATCCCAATATTTTACATGCTCTCTATTAAATATAGAATCTTCTTCACTTTGAACCTCCATCATATATTCTTGATAAAATTTATGAGGAGTTCCACTATCTTGATAAAATTTCTTTTTTCTTTCCATTTCCTTATGACCAAACCAAGAAGGCCATAAAGGAGTACCATCTTCTTGTAAAGCTTTATACGTTATAACTTTCCAGCTATAATCATCTCCTGTCTTTTTTGCATGCTCATACCCAACTAGTATTTTTTGAATAAAAGCATCAAAGTGAACAGGCGTACCATTAATTCTTAATCTCCCCGTCTTTGGCTCAAGCGCAGGGAAGACAACAGCCGTAACAAGGTTACTGATTTTGGAACGTGACTCTGGCGTAATGGTATTATTTTCATCTTCGAAATCATCGAGCACAATAAGATCATAACGCTTATGAAGCTTAGCACCCCCACGAATACCAGAGAGATTAGACTTAGATATAAGTTTCGTGCCATTTTTAAGCTCCATGTCATCTTCTGTCCATTTCTTCCCTTTTAAATCTCCAAAATAATATTTTATTTTATCATTATATTCAAAATGATATTTAACATAATCTAGATTAGGTACAGATATCTTTGAACTCGCTGCCACCCATCCATAAAATAACGGGTCTTTGCTAAAACAGAAATCATGTATTATATTACATTTAGTTAAAACAGTTTTACCGTGACCTCTAGGTAATATAACAGCTAACTGTCTAATACTTTCGTTAGAAACTGCGTCTCCCACCTCGTAATGAAAAAACGGAGTTTCTGATCTCATAAAATCGTCAGGCAAAAATAATTTTCCAAAAGCTATTAAATCAGTATGAGCTAATCTTAAATCTTCCTCAGCTTTAGAAACATTGTTTAAATTTATGTTTGCCATTTTAGTCTTGCATGTAATTTTGATACATTGATTGATTTACCAATCTTTCATAATCCATATCATCTGCATTTTCATCACGCAGTCTCATTATATCTAGAATATTAATCCTACCGTCTTCATTTAAATCAGCAGGTATGTGTTCTTTAAAGTTTTGCTCTTCACCATCTTGTGTACCAGAAGAAGACTCAATTTCAGAGGTAGCGACAGTAGGATTAAGTAATGTTTGATAAAATTCCATACTATCAGGTGAAATGTTTTTTAATTGCTCTATAGGCATACGTGAGTTATCTAATACAGCTTGGTCGTCTCCATAAAGTTCATCCCAATATTCATAATCAGTATTACCCAGTCTGCTTAGTCCTATCCCTGAAATTTCGTAAGGAGGTATTACGAGCCCATCATACTCATATCCTGGAAATTCTGGAACCATTCCAAGAATATCTAAATTTGAATCAACATCAAAAGGTTTGCCTTCTAAATAAGGCCATCCTCTATGTTTAAAATAAGATCCTTCTCCTAAAAATTCATTAATTAATCTTGCTTTTTCAGGTTCATCACCATGAAAAGTCTCTAAAGTATCTTCCATATCGTAGAGTTCTTTTTGAAGCTCTACAGGATTAAAAGCTGTTTTAAAGTCCCCTTCTCCAATTTCTTTTACAAAGGCCCTGCCCATATCATGCAAACTCTCTAAAGCCATTCCTAGAAAACCCTTTTCTCTAAATTGTTGTGTATGAGGAAGCTCTTCAAATACTCCAGCCGTTGCAATGTTTTCATAACCTAATCCAGATGTATCAGAATATAGATCCCATTGATTATTGGTCTCAGGCCCCTTTGTTATACCTAAATTTCCATGTCCCATCATATAGAGTATATCTTCATCGCTCATTTCGCCTGTAGGAACCAGTATTTGGTTCCCAAAAGCCCTCATCCTATTTCTTTCTTCTTTAGGTGTAAAGATATTTAAAATATCAAAAAGGAGATTACCCTCTGTTACCTTAACCCCCTTTTCTCCAAGAAGGTCAAGCAATTCAGGATTGTCTTCATAGAAACTTACATCTGTATTGTCTCTTTTAATCTTACCTAATAATTGTACTAAATTATCTACCAAGATCAACTCTCTGAGCTCTTTGCACTTGCATTGCCTTATATTTATCAAAAACTCGTAAAGGATTTATATTAGGTCCATGGGGATCTCCATCCCATCTTTTTGAATCTCTTTCATATTGAGCTCTAATCCGAGCAGTGTCTCTGTCATACTCCCCAGTCAGAGGCAACATCTCATCTCCTATAACATATCTATTCATTAAATCTTGAAATCTTTTCATTTTATCAGGAGCTTGCATATTTTCTGGGGAAAGTAAATCTTCTATCTCAAATCTTATAGATTGTATCTGTCTAGTTTCGGAAGGGCTTCTAAAATATTGTATAGTTTTGCCTGATGCATCCTTTACTCTATGCATTTGCTTGGCTCTTTCAGAGCCTAACTTTGCCGTATCCTGACGCATAAGAATAGCATCACCTAATTCTTTTTCCATTTCTGCAGTTTGGGCAGAGGCTTTTGCTGCTTCTTTTTGCATAGCCATTTCTTCAAAATATTTTATAGTTTCTTCCTTCATAACAATCCTTTTTTAATTATTTAAATAAATTCATTATAGTGTCACCTGCTCTTTCTATAAAATCAAAGATCCCCGCATTCATGTTTTCAGTTGAAAGATTGAACAAATATCTCTTAGCTGCTCCATGAGTCCTTCCTCCTACATACCCGTCTATAGAGCTATGGTGTTTTCCGTAACTATCTACATAATATGGATCTAAGTACCCGATATCGACTAGATAAGATTGAACTTCTTTAACTTCTTCATTAGTTACTTTGTTTTTTCCGTGAAGATTATTAACAACCCTACTAACCATTGCATAAGTTTCCTTATTGTAGGTGATCCCCTCATTTCCTGTACCTTGAGGCCTGGAATCAGAATACCAGAAAGTTTTATTTCTACCTTTACTAAATTCTCCCATTAATAAGCTCCTGGTGGCATGCCAAGGAAAAGATCTAGTAAATCCCTCCCTACAGACCTTTCTCTTTTTTCGGAAGCGCCTCTAGGTATTGCTTGTTCTGGTTCAGGCGTAACCTCAATAGGGTCTAACTCGACAGGATTTTCCCTAACCCCAAAAGGATTAAGCTCGCCTATAGCTTCTCCCATACCGCCTCCTGCTCCTCTTGCCATTCTACCCATTGCTTCGCCCACTCTACTACCTGCAGGAGATCTTAGCTCTTTTTCTCTTAGAGCTGCTTCAATTTCTTCCATACTCATACCTTCGTATTCTTCTGGAAGATCGGTAAAACTTGGTAAAAAAGAACTCATAAGCTCTCCAATCTTAGATAGAGGGAAAAGGGCGCTCATTAAGAAATCGTTTCTTCTTTTTTCGAAACGCCTCCGTTCTATAATTTCTCTAGCTTTTTGCTGTCTAGCTGCCTCATCAGCATCAATAACTCTTTGTGCCTGAAGTTGTGTGTCTCTTTTCCACTGAGCCCTAGAAGCGTCCGCAGCTCTTCTTTGTTCAAGATTAGGCTCTTGCTCTGAAAGCATGCGCTCCATATGCTCTATCTTAGAACTTTTCTTATCAGCTCTATCTAAAAATTCTATTAAATCCCTATTTAGAGGTATTAAATCCCTATTTGGACGTCTAGATGAATAACTCATAAAATCTCCTTAAATTTTCTTTCCTTCTAATTCTACAGGTCTTTCAACTTCCTTTAATTTTTTATCAGAAAATCCTTGGAATACTGCACCTGTTAATTGCGTTACTTGAGTTCTGTTCTTATCCTCAAGATCCATAATGTCAGACAATTTAAATAACGCCTTTAAGCGTGTATCTTCCTTTTGCCCAGTTTCAGCTATAGTATATATATTTCTTAAAATACTAGTCTCATTTATGCCTAATTCTTCTAATATAGGCTTTAATTCTTCTTTCATAGCCGTTTTAATCCTTGTTGTTTTAATAAGTTGTCCAGCACGCACTCCTGCATAGTGCGGGTCATTCGTAGGGAACGCCTTTAGATACGCTGTGCGTGCTTCCATGCCTGAAGCAAGGAATTGGACAAACAATTCTTCTTTAGTTGATAGGTTTTCTCTCTCCTGCACTAATTGGTCTCTATCTATATTACCGCCTAAGCTATAGATATTAACCCTTTTAGAGGCATCCATTTTAGTCTTACTGGATACTATAAAGGTACCTGTGCATGTACCTATATATTGAACCTCTCTAACCTTCCCTTTAGGCTTCATCATACTGCCTTTTCTCAATATCTGTATTACGCAATTATCGTCCGTCTTTACCCAATCACTTATATGACCATCCCTCCAATCCTCCAGATACTTAAGCTCTGCAGGAACTTCCTCGACAGAATCAAATACAGTATGATTTATACCATTGACCTTATAATATCTCATCTTAAACTCCGTACCCCGCCAGGGGTTCGGTTAACTTATTCCCATCTCTGTGTTATCTATAATACTTAAATAATCTTCCATTTCTTCAGGAACATCATGTTCTTCATCATCAATAATAATTTTATATTCATCAGCATCCGAAAATGCCTCAGATAAATGAACTATCTCACCTTTCTTAGGATCATAAAAAATTTGAAGAATGTACTTTTTAATACTCATATAACCTCCATTTAAATATACCTAGCCCCTGAGGGCTAAATCCCTTTTTTATGATTTTAACTTCTAAATTTCCTCTTAGGCCAGTTATTTCTCCCATACCAAGATTTATATTAGGGTCAGTTCTATTGGCTGTAGGGGACAAGCCTTAACCTCTATATGAAGTAGCAACCCAACGTCTGATCCATTTCACCTCTGCTAAAGTCACATGGATGATATTCTTTCGAATGCCAATAGGCTAATATAAGGTATGATGTAAGTAAATAACAAGAGGTTTCAAAAATTATGTAATTTTAGTGTGTAGTGTTTATGAAAGGGTACACCCCCTATCAGGGGATTATCACTATCGTTTTTACGTTATTTTTGATTTGATTTTTTTTGTTATTTTTGTGTATAATTTTATTAATATATAAGGAGACTAGAAATGGCTAGGCTAACAACAAGAAGGGCGTGGGATAAGCGTGTAAGTATTGATGATCCAGTTAAGATGGATGAAGGTAACATAATTCACCAAGCGGTCAAGGCTCAGATAATCAGAGCAATACGTAATGATGATTATGAGAATATGGGTAACCTACAGAAGGTTGCTAACATGGTAACTATACCAGATGCCAACAAGACACCAGTCAAGGTTGGTACGCAGACTGTCACTAGACTGACTGATGCTCATGGTAAAGTACATACCATTAAAGGTGATCCTGCCACTGTTCAGACTTATCTGAATGCTGGTATGAAGATCAGCTCAACTGATACTGAGGATATATTTGATCAGTAACTACCACCGAGTAAGTGGGGGAGAGGCCGTATCCTGTCCCCCATTTAGTCTTTTAATTATTTATTATTTAGTATTATTTGTTTATTTTAAGGAACAATAAGCAAGGAAACACAAACCAATATGTATGAGCGTGTGTATGTTATTAATATACCAACTTATACCAAACTCTAAAGGAGAAACTATGTCTAAATGTTATGTAGAATGCCCTCAATGCAAAGAGGTAGCAAGTGTGTCTAAAAATAGTTTAACTACAACTATAGATTGTGAATGTGGTACTATTGAAATGGATACTATGGTTGAAGAAGATAGATTTTATAATACTTATAGTAGATTCATGAATCAGTATGGTGATACATTGTCACCAATATTCACTGACAAGGAGGTGTTATGATTTATGAAATACTATTTTCAGTGATAGGTATTCTTGTAATGTTATTGTGGATTATGATTAATAAGTATCGTAATCAATTTAAGCGTGCTAATGGCTGGAAAGCAGACTATATAGCGTGTAAACAAACATTAGATGAAAAGAATAAAAGATTTAAAACATTGCAGAGATATTGCAAGGAAAACTGTAATTAAGATGTTGTATTTCAAGGGCATATTACAAGGTAGCTCCTTGTGTGCTTATGTAATACTTAATTGGTAATGATGTGAACGGCTTGTTTCCAAAGGCCTACATCAGCATACTTTCGGTGTTGACTGACATGTCTATTAAATGATAGAGGTGTAAGAGTGTAACTAACTTAAGTATGGCGAGTGTTGAAACTAATTAACTAAAGAGATTTGGTTACGGTACTAACTTATACTATGCTTGTTGCGAGCAGTGTAAGATACAATATGGATATAGTGTCCTTTGTTGATGCATAAGTGATGCAAAGCTTATGTAAGACAAGTTACGACAGTGATTATTGTATGTATCGTGAGGCGAAAGCCCGTAGCAACTAGACATTCTGAAGGTATCTCAAGTCCTTCACCAAGCATCTTATTATTAAATTTAATTAAAAGGAGAAAGATATATGAAATCAGTAAAATTTAGAGATTTGGTGTCAAAAGTAACTATTGATTCAGACACTGCATCTGATAATATTGCAAAAGAAATATTGGAATGGGTGAAAGAGAGTAAACCTATAGTTGTTCATAAACAGAGCTGGCCTACTTCTTATAAAGGAGGCAAATAATGAGTGATATATATAAAATATCTCAAGCCTTAGAAGATATGCGAAACTATTATGGATTAAATAAAATAAAGCATGTTACTCTAAATATGGAAGATCCAGCAGATGTTCACATTACATTTGTGTCTAATAAGCCAATTATCTTGGATAAATTAAAAGCTAAGACTGATGAGTTTAAATATAAATTAAGCTTATCTATTATGGTAGACAGTATATTTCCAGAGGAGGATTGATTATGAAATATTTAATTATATTTATAGGATTTATAATAGCCTCCTCACCTATTGATACACCTGAAAAGACACCTGTTGAAAAATGGGTTGAAATATATGGTAGAAATTCTATTGACTCATTAATAGTATACCATACTCATGAAGGTAAGAATTTAAAATCAATAGTAAGGTATGAAAAATATGAAAATGATGACTATGTCAAGGTATTAGATATTGAGACATGGTACAAAGGAATTAAAATAGATTAATATTGGGAGAAGTTAGTCTTTTTGGGTTCACATAGCCCTTCCTTTTGACTTTTTATGCTTCTCCCTCCAAATAGGGGAATAGCTACTCACCTAGCGAGGTTTCAACAACCTACTCACACTCGATATTCCCCTAATTCATTCAATGGTGAAGTCTACCAGGTAGTTTATACAAAAGACTGGCGGCAGGAAGGAAAAAACTTATGACCAACCGTAGAGGGAAACTCAGTTTCTTTAACTCTATGGGTAGGGTCTATGTGCACGGGGGCGACAATGACGACCACTTAAAACGTAAATAAGGTAACGGTGCTTCGCCCCAAAGAATTCAATTAATTAAAATAAACAGGAGACTACGATATGTCAGTATTAGAAAATGAAGTTAAAGCAAAAATAGTGGAGACTAAATCAATTGAAGCAAATATAACTATCAAAAAGTTATTAGATATGATTTGCAAGCATTGGGAAAAGTGTATGGATAATTATTATGTGATGGAATCAGAGCCTGAACTGTCAACCGATGACTACAATGACAGCGTTACAGTTAATCTTAATATTTCAGATAAAGTTAATCTAGATCATGTAGTAGATGATGTTAGGTGCTTATTTGAAGAAGAACTTGAAGAGTATATTAAGAAACAAGAAGCATTAAAGCACAGTGAAAAACGTGTCGAAGAAGGTGAAAGTGGCACTCTATAAATGTTATTATTGCAACACTAAGCTCACAGATACTTTTTATGCTAATTATTATTCTTATGAATATGATACAAGTAATATGTTATGCGGAAATGGTAACTGCTGGGCTGAGTGGATGCAAGATAATACACAAGAATATACCTTAGAGGAGGATGAAGATGAGTAAAAAACAAGAGCTTCGTATTCTATGGGGTTTGGTAAGAAAAATTAATAATACAATATTTGGTTATAGACCAAGGGGGAAAGATGTCAGAAAAAGAAAAAGTAGATCTAAGCGATCCAAAGCAAAGAAATAAGTATTGGACTGAATATGCTAATGAGCATTTATTAGGAAGAAAGATTACTAGAGTAGAATATCTTAGTGATGAAGAAGCTAATGATTCAATGTGGTACAGCAGACCTGTAGTATTTCAGTTAGATAATGGCGACTGGGTATATCCTATGAGAGATGATGAGGGTAATGATGGTGGTGCACTAGTTGTTGGTGATAAAACATTACCTGTATTAAGCGTAGGAGATGCATAATGAATCAAGAAACAATAAATAATAAAAACCTTGATAGATTTGATAAAATTAATAAACGACTAGATAGGCTTGAAGAAACTATTGAAGTTCTTGTTAGCCTACTTAATGCTCATTCTGAATGGTTAGAAAGAGTAAATGGGTCTATTGAGTTCACTAAAAGAATGACTGAAGATATGTATGAAGAACAAACAGGATTAGATGTCATAACAGGAGAGAAACTTGATGAATAAATCACATAATTCTAATTTTAAAACATTAAGGCTTGAGTATAGAACACAAATACCTGATGAATTCTTTGATAAATATTGTATGAAACATAGAATTAGCAGGAATGTAGCTATAGCTCAATTAAAATCAGCTGCTGCTAAGGCTGCGGATGATGAAATTAACACATTATTAATGGAGGTGCAAAATGTCCACGAAATTTATGATAACGGGGAATGATTTGATAGATGGTGAACCAGAAAATTGTCAACATTGTGCTGTAGCGTTAGCTGTAGCTAGAGATTTAATTACTGATTTACCTAATGCAGAGAATCTAGTACCTAATATAGATGGTGATGGTAATTTCTTTATTCAAGAAAAGATTGCAGACAATGATGGTTATATACAATATCAAGATAAGTATTGGATAGACATGAAAGATGATGATACTTATGAATTATTAGATTTTATATCTTGGTTTGATTGTATTGATCCACATGATAATAATGAATCAGCTCAAATATTTCAAGAACATGTCGAAAGATATGATAAAAGACCTTGGACAATAAATTGCAACCTTGAGGAGGTAAAAGATGCAAGATATAGTTAAAGAATTGCAAGAAAATCAAGAGCTTAGAGAAGTATTAAGATCTTGGCAAGAAGTAGATTATCTTAATTTAATTCCTAGTTATCAAGACAATAGGGACTTAAAGCATGAGAAGTTTAAGGCTGTTATTAATGCAGAACAATATAGTCACACTATAACTGTATTAAGAGATGAAATAGCTACATTAAGACAGAATGACAGATGGGAAGAAGTTCCTGATGAAGATTTATGGCAGGATGGAGAATTAGGAGCTAAAGAAGTTGGTGAAACAATTTTCCAAAGAGTTGTAAATACAGGTGATTGGAAATTAATGAGGAGCAAGTTATGAGCTTTGAAAAAGATGCATTATTGCACGAAATACAAGACCAAATAGACAATTTCTACAGAGATAATATAGTTATTCCAATATTTTGGAAAGAAATGAATGGTAGAAAAATATATGATCTTGAAGTTATGCAAGAAATGTTTGATGAACAGATGGAAAAATTGTGGAGTAATAACTCTAAAGAAGATTGTTATGCATGTGCTACTCAAAGACATGCTTGTGAACACGATAACTGGGAAGACTATCAATGTGGTAATGATGAGGCTCCCCGCAAAGAAGAAGGAGAATTCTAGTGGAAAAATTACAATATATAGAACTAGGACCTAAAGAATCTTGGCCTAAATCAGCTTATAGTGCTGAAGGTGGTAAAAATGAAGTAGGTGAACATGGAAATTGGTATGATTATCTTAATATATCTAGAAGAAATGAAGCTATTAAAGGAATGAAAGCCTTGAGAGAGCAATGCCTTAGAAAAGGTACTGATATCAAAAAGATAGTTATAGAATATTCTGGATATGGAGATTCTGGTGATGAAATCTACGCTTATGTTGATAATGATAATAAATATGAGTGGGGAGGATTCCCTGGAAACGATGATAGTTGCCCTGAATTAAAGAAAACATTAGGTGATAAGTCTGAAAATATGGTATTTGATGCCTTATTTCAACTAATTCCTGGTGGTTGGGAGATCAATGAAGGGTCTCAAGGTCATTTAATATGGAATATTGCCAAGAATACAGTAGAAGTTAATCATGAATGGAATGTAAGAACTACTGAAGAAGAATATTCAGAAGCTGAGATTAGCTTTGAAGGCGTTTAATCACTGCAAGTCTAGTAAATCTAGATTTGGAGGCAAAGAAGAAGACT